GCTCTTCCGATCTGGGATGAAATCGGAAAGGGAATTGTCGATGGTATAACATCGGTCGATTGGCTTGGATTGGTAAAGCAGGTCGGGGATGTTATTGAAAGTATCCTGATTGCGATTGTGGAGTTCATACTCGGAATTTTTGACGGGATTTTCAAGACAAGCCTTGCCAAAGATTTTAAGGACTGGGTCGGGGAGGAGAGAGAACTTGCAAAGGATGCCGAAGTCGCGGCCAGAGTAATTGAGCACACCACAGATGATGGGTACAATCTTCTTGAAGCCCCATCCCGGTGGCGTGAAATGGGTCTGACCGAAAATGATGTTTTGACCTTTGCTGGCGACTATTTTGAATCCAGCAGCAGACAGTTGAAGGAATTCATCGAAGAGACCGGACTTGCGCAGGAAGCCCTTGAGAAGCTTGGACTTACAGCAGAAGACGTCGCAAACACAGACCAGAAAGATCTGATGCCAACGCCACCCACGCTTCAGAATCCTGATACAAACGGAATGCAGGATGCCAGTGACCAAATTGATAGGTTCCTGAACCAGCTGCTTGAAGGTGCATCCAAACTGGAGGCTGCCAGTGGATATTCTTATCTGCTGAAATCCGGCATATCCAATGAAGACATTGTACTTGAGGCACAGAAAATCCTCGACTCGACCGATGCGAGATATGCGCAGGTTGCCCGCACCCTTGAGGAATTGGGCATTGAGCTTGGAGCTGTTCAGTCAGATGCACAAGAGCGTGTCTCTGAAGTGCTGGATAACCTGACCGAATACGGAAACTATTTGATAAACAATCCCGACAAGTGGGGCAATCTTGGCTTTACAGAAGAGGACGTGCGGGCTTTTGCAAGCCAGTATTTTAAAACCGATGAGGCAAGAGCCAGATTCCTCAAGGATGCTGGAATAGATGCCTTTACAGAATCCATCAATAGCGTATCAGACAGTGCGGGGGAGACAGCTGCCACGGTAGATGAATCAGCAGGTGCGATTGATTCTTCCGTTACTGCTGCGTGTGATTCCGCTGCTGCTGCGATTGATTCTGTAAGTACTTCTACCAACACACTTGTTTCGGTGGCGGCTGCGCTTGCATCGGCAATAAATGGAATCCAATTCGGAAAAATCGGCACAGCAATGCGTAGTGGAGCAAGTATAGGTGTAGATTTCAGCAACCTGTTGCACGCCGCAGACGGTGCGGTAATTCCTCCCAACCGGGAGTTTATGGCCGTGTTCGGCGACCAGCGTACCGGTACGAATATCGAAGCGCCGGAAAGCCTGATCCGCCAAATTGTCCGGGAGGAGGCAGGATCCTCCGGAAACAGTGGCCGCCTTGAAAGCCTCCTGGAGGAGCTGATTGGCACTGTCGGCAATATCCGCATTGGCGACGATACCATTGGCCGGGCAGCAACCAGATATTCCCGCGCCCACGGCAGGGCAGTTGGAGTGTGATATAGATGAGAGACCCACTGATTATTGACGGCATCGTCATGACGGACTACCTCCCAGAAGACGGAATGACAGTCGAGTTTAATGACATCGACTCTCCGAAATCCGGCAGAACCATGGACGGCGAAACCCACAGAACCGTGATTGCACGCAAGCGAAAGCTTGGGTGTTCTTTTTTGCCGATTCCCCAGAGCGTGTCCAGCAAAATTCTGCTGTCCGTCAAGAAAAAGTTCTTTGAGGTTACATACATGGATCCGGAGGTCGGCGTCCGTACCACGAATATGTATTCCGGCACGAAGAAAATCACCCTGTCCCGCGTGTATGAGCAGGACAGAAAAGAGCCGCTGTGGAAAGGGCTTTCATTTAATCTGATTGAGAAGTAGGAGGGATGCCTGTGGCAGGACCAACCGCTGAGGAACTGACTGCGTATGATGGCGAGTATGACATCCGGCTTCAGATCGGCGACCAGTATTTCGGAATGTCTGTTCTGCGCAGCGTCTCCACGGTCAATCAGCTTTGTGACGTAAAGTTTGAAATTGGTCAGACGGCTTGCGGCCAGATTGATATTGAGATGGAAAAGCCAACTGCTACTTTTGCAAGAATGGCACGGATTGTTCCATACACCAAGAGAATCGACTGTGAACCCGAAGGAGAATGGAAGCAAAGAGGTGTCTACTTTATCGATACGCGGGAAACCGAAATCGATGGCGGCGATGATTTGCTGCATCTCACCGGCTATGACGGGATGCTCAAGACATCGAAGGACTATGGAGACCTCGGCCTCACATACCCTGCGAAGACGCTGACTGTCGTAAACAGGATTGCAGAGCTGTCAGGACTTGAAGTGGAAGAGGAGACGCAGAAGCTCCTTGATGACGGCCAGACCATTCCAAAGCCGGAGTACTACACCGGCAGGGAGATCCTTGGATTTGTTGCAGCTATGCACGCAGGAAGCTTTATGATGGATCGGTTCGGTAAATTGAAGCTTATAAACATGGCGGACATGCTTTCCGATGAGAACGATATTACGGAACGGCTCCTTGCCAACCAGTCTGACCAGCCGATTGAAATCGGAGGTGAGTTTATCGTTGTCTGAATATGTACCCATAAATTATGCTGCGATGGACATCAGTATCGGCCAAAGAACCTCAGCGTACTCTAAGGTTGTGCTTGTCAACGCAGATGGAAAGGAATTCTCATCCGGCACCGACGACGGAATGACACTGACGATTGAAATGCCATGGGCCAGCCAGGAGATGGCAGACAGTTTGCTTCCGAAGTTCGCAGGCCGCTGGTATCAGTCGTATACCGCACAGGATTCCTTTGTGTCGCCGGATGCCGACTTGGGCGAGGCGGTGAAAATAGCCGGTGTAAAAGGCTCAATCCTGAACAAGCGAACCGAGTTCGGCAGACAGATGTCGTCTACGATCTCAGCGCCCGGCGAGGAAGAGCTTGACCATGAGTATGAATACATTACCAAGGTTGACCGGGAGGCGCAGCGCCAGCGCAGTGTGTTTGGAAATGCGTTGGAAAAGGTTGCAAAGGATGCCAACGACAAGATCCTGGAGAATTACAACGACCTGATTGCAGCCCTGAACGGCGATGATGGAGCGCCGGAAGACCTGAAAGCCGGTATTGCAAACTACGTAAGGTACGATCTGGAAAACAACGAAGGCTTTGCTGCAACAAAATTGTTTGCACAGATCGGTGAGAAGGCGAAGGCCGAAATCACCGCCTATGTGATAAAAGATAAAGACGGCCATGCAAAATCATTCCTGGAACTCATGGCCGACGTAATCAAGCTGCAAGGCGATGTGGAAATTCTGGGGAACTTTACCGTTGAGGGCGGCTCCATCAAGCTCATCAACGGCAAAGGCATGTGGATCCCGGACAGCACAATCTCTGTTGGCGGAGGTTCGAGGCTGAGTCCATCCACGATCACTTATCTGACCTCTGTGTACCATTACACCACCGGCCTGTCTGTTGGCGGTGATGGTATCACGATGGAGCAAAAGGTATTCAAACCAAGCGAAATCACCTCAACCGATGGCAAGGAGCATACCGTGCTCGGCTGCGCATAAGGGGTGCGTATCGGGCGGCCTCGCAAAAAGCCCGGTGCGAAAAAATACTCACTCAAATGCTGGAATCCCCTAAAGCCCACGAAAAGCCGGGGCGGCTCCCGGTGCCTACATGGAGCGAAAGCAGAAAAAAAGTAGTGGGATAGCCTATGCTGAAACAAAAGGCCGCGAAAGCGGTGCTAAGGGCCGCACAGAATGGGCAATCAGCAGGGGGCGCACGCTCCCTCAACGACCGCATGGTGAGCGTCCAGAGGCCGGACGGAGGTACAGTCTACTCCCCCGTGAAAGCTGGGGTATTAAGGATTACAAAAATGTTGACCTGGGTGCCTGGCGTGCAGCCACATCCACTGAGATCAATACCGGTCATCTGCCTACCGGAGCATCGCTGCGTCAGGTGATTACCGCCGGAGGAGACCGGTCTCAGCGCATACTGAAAACGTCCAGTAAGGCGGAAGTTGTTACCATCACCAGCGGAGACCCGAGTATCAGCTATAACGCCGACGGATCGATTAACTACATCTTTTCCGGCGGCAGCACATCAGGCTATTCCAAGTCCACCTGCTCAACATCCGGCATCCCGGATTGCGGCAGCGGAAGCGCCCGATTTGTTATTCAGCCCAATGGCGCCAACTCCATTTTGGTCACTGCTTACAAAAGCTCATCCGGTTATGCAGGAAGCCAATACTGGAGCGGCTATTGCGCAGGTGCAACAATTGATTACAGAGTCTCCACAGCCCCGTCAGGCGGCGGAGGCGGCGGAACCATAAAGGTGAAGACGTATACGCCGGAAACTACAACAGAGCAGAAGTACGGCTACTACGTCCATGTACCTGCCAGCGCTGATGCCGAGACGAAGTTTTTCTTGACGCAGAGCGGTGCTGCAACGCAAAACCTGGCATTCGATATTGAAAGCAACGATGATTCCGAAAATTGGGAGGTATAAATTTTGGAAGAAGCAATTGCAAAGATTATAGCCGTCAGAAATGAGCTGGAAACGCTTACCATTCCGGCGACGGACCACAACACAATCACGGTGTACGGTTGCAGGCAGATCCTTCAGGGCGTCGTCAATGACCTTACCGAGCTGCTGAATGCAGAAAAAAGAAAGGTTCAGCCGGTACAGAAAAAGTCCGGCGCGGCCGAAGAGTAAAGAATTGCAAAGGATGATGCACAATGGCTGATGCTGTCAAAATCGGTGCGCTGCCGCTGGCGGATGAAATCCGTGATGTCGATCTTTTTGTCCTCGAACAGAACGGAACCGCAAAGAAGCTGGAGGGCAGCACCCTGAAAAGATTTATCGACCGCAATATTGTCGATATGTCTGTTTTTTCACTTGATTACGGAGTGAGACCGACAGCCGAGTTTGACAAATTCACCGGAAAGCTCAAGCTTGGCATACCGAAGGGGAATAGCATCGTTTCGATTTCCCTGAACAAAAACAACCAGGTCGTTTATACCTGGGCAGATGGTTCCAGCATTGCACTGGAAACCATCAAAGGCGACACCGGTAAAAGTGCATATCAGTACGCGGTGGAGCAGGGCTACGAAGGCAGCGAAACCGACTTTGCAACCCTTCAGATTACGCTTTTCCAGGCCGCAGAAAAAGAGAATGAACGAATTGAAGCAGAAGCGAAAAGAAAAAAGGACTATGCCGACATGATGAACAGATTGGAAAATAAGCTGAGCGATCTCGACAAAATTGAGAGCCGCCTGGACTGTACCATTGCCGGCACGACACTGATTCTGAATTTAATTGATACCAGTGTCGTTGATACGACCCTGATGCTGTAAGTGAGGTGCTGAGATGGCAAATCCTGTAATTGAGCATATCTTCAGAGACGGGACAACCTACGATGTCAAGGACATCAACGCCGAGAGAGCGGAAAATAAGGTGTCCTCCTGGAGTGAAACGCCCGATGATGTCCGCTACCCGTCCGAGAAGCTGGTCAAAACCGAGATTGACAGCATCCGTACCGTTGTCGTCGATGCCCTTCCGGAGGCAGCGAAAGCCGTTGAGGGCGTAAACTACGTTGTCAAGGTCGGAAGCGCCGGCATTATGTACAAGTTCATCGGCGGTAAGTTCTGCATCGTCGGCGGTACAAAAGCAGAAATTACCGATGAAATGCCTGCATCCGGAGACGAATACACCGATTATTACGTCAAGGACAGCAGCGGTGTGTATGTGCATTACCGGTGCAGCGACGGCGCTTTCGTCCGCGTCGGCGTGGACGCATATACCAGGCAGCAGACGGATGATGCTCTCAAGAAAAAGGAAGATGTCGCCAATAAGGTGAAAGAATTCCGGGAAACGCCCGATGATGTCCATTACCCCTCGGAGAAGCTCGTCAAGGCATCGTTAGATGGCCTCAAAGAGGATTTTGAAAAGCAGATCAGTGAAATTGACCCGGTTACATCCATCGTCGTTGACGCGCTCCCCGCCGTCTCCGAAGCGAATGCCGGGTTTGATTATTTCCTGAAGCAGGGAAGCGGCATCCTCCATTACAAGGTGGTGGACGGTGCCTGGAAGATGGTCGGCGGCGCCATGGTATCCGTCGTGGATGAACTCCCTGCCACTGGTGACGCCTTTACGGACTACTACGTCAAGACAAATGACGAGAATATCTATCTCCATTACAGATGGAAAAATGACGATACGGGCGAGGACGGAGCCTTCTACGCAGTTGGCGCAGATGCCTATTCCAAAGCGGAGATGGATGATGCGCTGAAGGAGATCCGTCAGACCCACCAGACCGACAAGGAGTCTGTAGACACCCAGATCGCCCAGGCAAACCGGAATATTCAATCGAATAAAGAAAGCCTGGAGGCGATCAACGGCCAGCAGAAGACCTACAGCGCTAACCTGGAGCAGAGCGGCGATAACTACATCTTCCAGCTTTTGGAAGCCACCGGCGAGGGTGACGGAGAGGTTGTCAGCAGCTTCCAGCTCCCTGCAACAGGCGGTGGCGGCACCACGACCACGACGACGCTGGTTGTCGAGAGAGTCACGGAAACGCCCATCATTATCACCCCGACGGACAAGGCGGTTATCCAGGTCAATTTCAGCTCCACCGATACGGACGGTGAGCCGGTTGACGCCTCCTACACCATGAAGCTGGGCAGAAACGTCGTGATGAGCGGCCCTATGGTGCCCGGCCTGAATGCGTTTGACATCACCGAATTCTGCTCCGTCGGCACCCAAAAGTTCACCCTGACCGTCACGGACGATGGCGGCTCTACCAATGTGAAGAGCTGGACGGTCCAGGTCGTGGACGTGAGAATTGAAACCACGTTCTCCGACCGGTACACCAACGCGGTAGGGAAGTCCGTGAACTTCACTTATACGCCCTACGGCTCCGTCTCGAAGACCATCCACTTCAAGCTGGACGGCAAGGAACTAGATCCGGTGATTTCCACTGCATCCGGCATCCTTCAGTCTTATGAAATCCAGCCCCAGAGCCATGGCGCACACCTGCTGGAGGCTTGGATTACCGCAACAGTCAACAATAAGAGCGTCGAAACTGACCATATTTTCAGGGATATCATCTGGTATGATTCTTCCAGCGACGATCCGGTCATCGGCTGCGTGTACCGTTATGATTACTACGGCTTTTTGAAAGCACGGCAGTACAATGCGGTCAACATCCCGTTTGTGGTCTACGACCCCAGAACCAGTACACCAACCGTCACACTGAAGATTGATGGAAAACTGGTCAGTGAGCAGCATTTGACCACTGCCGCAAATACTTGGTCTTATAAGCCTGACACGGTGGCGGTGAATGTCCTCACCATCACCTGCCGCAATAAGACGGTCACAATCCGCGTGGAGGTCAGTGAGCTGGGCTACGACATCCAGCCCGTTACTGCAAATCTGGATTTCGATTTCAACCCCACCGGCCTGACTAACAGTTCGGCAAATCGCCTGTGGATGGATGCCAATAACTCCGCTGTCAAGATGACGGTCTCCGACAATTTCGACTGGAACAACGGCGGCTATCAGGCGGATGACGACGGCAACCAGTATTTCTGTGTGAAATCCGGGACAAGGGCGTACATCTCCCACAACCTTTTCGGAACCGACCCGAAGCGGAACGGCGCCGAATTCAAGGTGATTTTCCGGACAACCAATGTCCGGGATAAGGATGCACTCTTCCTGACCTGCCAGACCGGGAACGATATGGACAAGCCCGGCATCGAAATGCGTACCCACGAGGCCAGAATCTATACGTCCTCCGATACGCTGATGCACCCGTACAGTGAAGAGGATATCATCGAATTCGAGTACAATATCAATTCCATTGATACGGAAGATGCCAGCGCCACGTCCTTTATCATGACCTATGAGGATGGCGTTGGCGCCCGCCCGCTGATTTATCCCAATGACGAGGGCTACCGGCTGTACCAGCTGAATCCTGTTCCCATCACGATTGGCTCGGATGACTGCGATACCCACATCTACCGCATGAAGGCGTACAGCTCCGCGCTGACGGATACCAGCATCCTGTCCAACTTCGTCGCAGACGCCCGGGACTCCGATACCATGGTTGCCCGCTATGAGCGGAACCGTATCTACAATGAGAACAATGAGCTGACCCCGGAATCCGTCGCGGAAGCATGCCCGGATCTGAAGATCATCAAGATTTCCTGCCCGCACTTTACGAACGACAAGAAGGATTACGTCAAGAACACATCGGTGGAGTGCATCCATAAGAACGGTGATGCCGCTCTGGATAACTGGACCTGGATGAACGGCTACCATGTCGGCCAGGGCACTACCTCCAACCGGTACGGCCTTGCCGGCAGAAACATCGACCTGATCTTCGGCTTTGATGGTAAGAAGGTTGTCCTGCCAACCAAAAACGAGGCATTCGACGAGTCCTATGTCTCCGTCCTCACCCTGGGCGATGGCACGAAGTATACCGATGGCAGCGGTAAAATTGCCTTGACCAGAACCTCTGTCCCGAACAATTGGTTCAATATCAAGGTGAATATCGCCTCCTCCGACAATGCCAACAATGCACTGCTCCAGAAGCGGTACAACGACTACCTGCCGTATAAGACCCCGGCTATGCGCAGGGATGAAAAGTGCAAGAACAGCATGGAGTTCGTCAACTGCGTGGTGTTCGTCAGGGAGACCGACCCGGATATCTCTACGCACCGGGAGTTCAGCGACACGAACTGGCATTTCTATGCCATCGGCAACATGGGCGATTCCAAGAAGACGGACAGCACCCGTGTCAACGACCCCACCGACATGAAGGAATTCGTCGTTGAGGTCTCTGATAATACGCTCCCGAACAGCACCTTCGATACCGGCGTGTATATGACTGCCGATAATCAGGTGACTTACGACCCGAATGAACGGGTGCGGACGGTCTATCCCATTACCAGGAATCAGTGGAATAATGCCAGCAACCTCAAGCGCAAGTCCCTGTATGAGGACTGGGACGGATCCTTTGAGTTCCGGTATGACATGGGCACCAAGGACGGCGAGACCATCAGCGGTGATGTTTCCGCTGCCCAGCAGGAAGAGTCCAAACAGGTCTTCCGGGATATGTACGAATTTGTTGTTACGTCAACCGATACGGAATTTGTCAACGGCCTGAAGAACTGGTTCATTGTGGAATCCCCGCTGTACTGGTATCTGTTTACCGAGCGCTACACGATGATTGATAACCGTGCCAAGAACTCGTTCTGGCACTGGGGCAAGACCTACATTTCCGCAGCAGAAGCCGAGGAGATGGGGGAGGAAGCCCAGTATTACACCATTGATGATACAGCCGCCGGAATCAACAACGGTTACCGCTTCGACCTGTGGGACTACGATAACGACACCGGCCTCGGCATCGATAACAACGGCGAGCTGAACATGACCTACGGCCACGAGGACACGGACTACAAGACGGACGGAGACCCGTCCAGCGGCTACATTTTCAACGCTGCTGATTCCGTATTCTGGTGCCGTATCCGCGACCTGATGAACGCGCAGCTTCGCTCCATGTACCGCAGCCGGGAGAGTCTGAACTGCTGGTCCTCCAATTCCTTGATTACCGAGTTCGATGCTTGGCAGGAGCAGTTCCCGGAGGAGCTGTGGCGGCTTGACATTGAGCGGAAATACCTTCGCCCGTACTACTCCGGCAACCCTGTTGCGGAAATCAGTCCGAGCGCAGACTTCCTGCGAAACATGGCAAATGGCCGCAAGCGATACCAGCGCCGGCAGTTCGAACGTGACCAGGAAATCTATATGGGCACCAAGTACTTCGGCATGGAGCAGTGTGCGGATTCCCGTGCGATTTCTTTCCGCTGCAACACCCCGCAGACGGCGGCGGTAAAGCCGGATTACACGCTCAGAATCACGCCGTATTCCGACATGTATCTGTGGGTGGCCTATGGCAACTCCACGCCCCATGGTGTCCGTGCGAAGGCCGGCCAGGAGTATACGTTCACCACTGCGCTGACCACCATGGATGATACGATGATTCTCATTTATTGCGCCGAGAACATCCAGGCCATCAACGACCTGTCCGCCTGCTACATCCGGGCAAATGATTTCTCCACCGCAAAGCGGTTGAAGACGCTGATTATCGGCAGCAATGCAGAAGGCTACAGCAACCCGTTCATCACGACGCTGAGTATCAAGGACAACACCCTCCTGGAGACTCTTGATATCCGGAACTGTACCAACCTGTCCGGCTCCCTGAACTTTGCCGGCTGCCCGAACTTGCTCACCCTGCTTGCAGAGGGCACCTCTATTGCCGGTGTCACCTTTGCCAAGAACGGCAAGATTCAGTCTGCGCACCTGCCCAAGAGCGTAAGCTCTCTGTCGTTCAACAACCTGCAATACCTGACTGATTTCGTTATGGAGTCGTTTGAGAATCTCGTATCGCTGGTGAGTGAATACTGCGCATTCGACCCGTATCAGATTCTGACGGCTGCCATTGACACGCTGCAAATCGTCCGGATCCTCGGCATCGACTGGAGCTTCTACAGCACGGACATGCTGAACAAGATCTATGCCATGAGCAGCTCCTTCCTGGCAGGCAGAGTCGAGGTGACCGGTTCCATCCGCCAGTCCGAGATTACCAATTATCAGACGAAGTGGACGGACCTGGAACTCGTCTACAACGCTGACCGCATTGTTCCCCAGTTTACCGTCATCTACCGGAATTACGATGAAACGGAGCTTGGCCGGACACTGGTCGATAAGGGTTCCACGCCGCCTGACCCCATCGTTGCCGGTATTATCAAGTCGATACCGGAGCGCGAACCGGATGACCAGTATGTCTATACCTATTCCGGGTGGACAGACCTGGACAGCCCTGTTACTGCGAATAAGAGCATCTATGCGGCCTACTCCACCACGGTAAGAACCTACAAGGTTTCCTGGTTCCTGCATGAAGGCGAGATGAATCCGGTGGCTGTTGCTGAAGTTCCATATGGTTCCGAGGCAGTGTACAGCGGCGACATCCCGCAGGATACCGCAGATGAAGATAACGGCCTGTACCGTGTGTTCCAGGGATGGGATAAATCCACCGGCAGTGTTCATGGCAGCATGAGCGTGTATGCCAAGTTCCTGGAAGCCAACTATCCGCAGGACGGCAAGGAGCTATCAGCCCTCAATGCTGCCGAGGTCTATGCCGTCAGCAAGAGGCGTCAGAGCAAGACCAGGTATGCCGTCGGCGACTACATCAGCATCCGGAAAGGACAGGATTTTGACTTCTCGAATGTGCAGTCGAGGGTTCTGCTGGAGAACAGATGGTTTGATGGCACCGACCAGGTAACCACGGATGTCCAGCTCTTCAAGCAGGATGCTCCATCCTTTACGCTTGCAATCGACTATGAGTTCCTTGCGACAAATGCCCTGGACAGTGCATTGGCTTCCTGCTATGACTTCGAGACCAATGACGGCTTCGTTCTCGGCTATGTTGCCAGCTCCAATCCATCCAATTCGTATGCCAAGGTAACTTGGGCAGACGGCAACGCCAGAAGATGCGGCGCAGCCGGCAGACGGAACATCATTGTCCTTCGCCATCAGAAGGGTTCCTCGCTCCTGACGGTGTACAGCTTCAACGGCGCTCCCACGACGAGTGATCCGCTGTACTACGACATTGAGGCAACCAGACTGCTGCTGAACGGCCAGCGGGAGCAGGTGTGCAATGCATACCTGACCTTTGGCGCTGTCCGGTATGATGAGTCAGGTTCCGCAATTTATGCAAAGAATGCCAAGGGCTGGATCCACTGGTGCAAGGTATGGTATGACGATCTTGGGGATGACTGCTGTCAGAAGCTTGTGTCCTGGACCCATGAGACAAGCCGGGCGGTCTATATCGGCTCAGACCGGCAGCTCCTTTCTGACAGTCAGGTTCTGGCCGCAGATGCCCAGTTCTTCGATGCCGCTCCGCTTGAAATGCTGTCCGCATTTTCCGATGACAGCGGACTGTATTCCACCGGAACGTGGGATAACAGTAAGCTACAGGCTTTCTGCGAGAACAGGGTTTTTGCAGGTTACCCGCAGGAATGGCAGTCTGCAATGAAGCTGGTAAAGGTGTATGCCTCCCGTGGCGCAAATACCAACGAGGTCACGCCGTCGCTGAACCACATCTACCTGCCAGCCTTCTGCGAGGTCATGAATGTACAGACGGAGATCTACCAGCGCGAACAGGAGAGTGGTGTCATTGACTATTTCCTGAACCGCGCAAAGAGAACGCTGTTCCCCGGAATTATCCTGGATGACCGGGACAGCAGTACAGCAGGCAGAAGGTATTTCTCCCAGGTGGATGACCCTGGCTCGAACGGCTACACGCTGCAAGACGGCGATATGTGGTATCGGGAGGGTTATTCATGGTTGTACTATGTTTACATCTCCGCCGATACCGCAGGGAAGCACTCCTGGTTTGCCGGAAGGTCTATCCACACGGCATCGTCCACAGACGGAGCGAACGTTTTTAATGCCTACGACGGTGGCTTCTGGATCCGTGCATGCCGGTGGTGGACCAGAACGCCGAATGCCGATACCAGCAACAGATTCCAGACCATCTACGAAGATGGCAAAACAAATTCCAACAGTGATTATACGGAAAAAATGGCCGTTCTTACTGGCTTCTCCGTATAAGGCTTCCATGTCCGACGTGAGCAATCACGCCGGACATTTTCATACCAAGGAGGTAGCGGCATGACATTTTACAAGGCGGTCTGTGACGATGCAGTGATCGGCGTAGCGACCTCGGACGCGCTTCGCAGGCACCAGGAAAAGCACAACATCCTGATTCGCGCCGGGGCGGATGACGCAGAATGCATCATCGTCAATGACGAGCTTTACCACGGCAAATGGATGAAACCGTTTGCCGGCGATTTTTACCCCTGCCGAGATGCAGCAGTCCTTGCGATCAGCGAGGAGGAGTACCGGTCGCTGCTTACCCCGCAAGAAGATGCCGCTCCCGATGCAGAGCGCGGGGAAGATGCGGATTTTGCGCTGGAGGCGGATCCCTTCGAATGCTCCGGTACAGACCGGCTTACGGCGGACTACGCAAAGAGAAAGAAAATCGAGCAGCTTTCCGCAGCGTGCAGAAAGCACATCACAGACGGCTTCGATATTCAGCTTGGCGAAAAAACCATGCATTTTGCCATGAAGGCAAGCGACCAGCTGAACCTGAACGCGGCAGCACTGGCTTTGCTGGGCGGCAGTACGGAAATTCCGTACCATGCCGACGGTGAAAAGTTCTGCCTTTTTTCCGCCGAGGACATGCGCTCCATTCTCGATGTAGCCAACGCACACCGGCTGTATCACCTCGCTTATTTCAATTCGCTGAAGGCTTGGCTGAGGTCCTTGACAAAGCTTTCGTCAATCCAGGCGGTAGACTACGGCGCCGAAATTCCGGCAAAGTACCGAACTGCGTATTTGAAATCCTTTGCTGGAGGTGGTGCCGTTATGCGCTAGGTAGGAAATTGCAATGGCAATTATAGAACGAAAGGAAGGTGATGAAACATGCGGCAAGGTTCAACGTCAGTAATCAAGCTGACCGTCCCGGATACACTGGATTTGACGCAGGCGCAGAAAATCTGCATTACGTTTGCCCAGGGGACAAGGAAGCTGACGCTTTGGGGAGATTCTCCCGGCGTAGAGGTGGAGCCGCATACCGTGCGTGTGCAGTTGCAGCAGCGTGAAACGCTTGACTTTGCCGTCGGCGGCGTCAACATTCAGCTGCGCTGGCTGATGCCGGACGGATCTGCCGATGCGACGGACATTGCCACTGTCCACAACCTCGGTGTCCTGCTGCGAGAGGTGATTGCATGATTTCCCCTCGCGCAACCATCCACTTGACCGTCAGCCAAGATAATGCTGTCCCGCTCAGCATCATGCAAAATGATGAAATTACGCTGACAGCAGAAAATTGTGCCGGTCTGTCCCAAGGAACTGCCCCCGTGTATGCCGGTGATTATGAAGTCACCCCGTCCGCAGAGGGAGAGGTCCTGAAAACTGCGCAGAAGACAATGCGCAAGGATCTGACGATCCATCCAATCCCATATTTCGAAGTAAGCAACACCGCCGGCGGAGACACGGTCTTCATCGGCGGTGAAATTGAAAGGAGTTAAAAACTATGGCTATTTCCAAGATTATCTACAATGGCAAAACCCTGATCGACCTGACTGCGGATAGCGTCAGCGCTGACAAGCTGCTTACCGGCATTACCGCCCACGGCAAGGATGGCAGCCTGATTACCGGTACTTGCGACTACGATGCCAATACCCAGGACGCGACTGCTGTCGCCTCTGAGATCCTGAAGGGCAAGACCGCTTACAACAAGGGCCAGAAGGTCACCGGCTCTATGCCCAACAACGGCGCCGTGGACGGCAAGATTACCACTGTTGCCGGCACCTACATCGTTCCCCAGGGCTACCACGACGGTTCCGGCAAGGTGCAGATCGATGCCACTGAGCAGGCCAAGCTGGTTGCCGCCAACATCCGCGAAGGCGTCACCATTTTGGGCGTTGAAGGTACGATGTCCGGCACTGAGGGTGCCAAGCCCCAGGCCAAGACCGTTACCCCCAGCGCCGAGAAGCAGGTCATCCTGCCGGATGAAGATTACAACTACCTGTCTCAGGTCACCGTTGAAGCGATCCCTTACAACGAGACTGAGAACTCTGCCGGCGGTCTCACCGTTTCCATCGGCTAAGAAAGGAAGGACTGATGCACCATGGCCGTGAACAAAGTCAAGTTTGGCGGTAATGTCATTCTGGATTTGACTGATGCCACCGCAACGCCAGCAGCCATCCTGACCGGGTTCACGGCCTATGGTGCTGATGGCAGCAAAATTAAGGGCACTGCACAGGGCCTGAACCTCACAGTTGTCCAGAGCTTTTCTCAGCCTGCAAGCCCGAAAGAGAACACACTGTGGATCAAAAAAATGCGGGCGGACCCCTGGGTAATTGTGGAGCCGTCCGGGTTGTCCATGAGTTATTCGTCCGCCCTCTACGACGGAATTGCAATTGTAGGGAAACTCAAGGTAGAAAGCCTTGCCTCGTCCAATGCTGGGATCAGTCTGGTAGACGGCGATTCCGGAATCAACCTGTTCATTTCCGATGTTCAAGGTGCCAATAATGACCCGGACACCAACCAGTATGGGTGGTGTCCGCTGGATTGTCAGCTGTACAAGAATGGCGCATGGCGAAACGTTTCCTACGGTGCAGAAGGCTTCATATCCGTGACGTACCCAGCCGGTTCGTATTGCTCAATCAAGGACACTGAGTACGGTGTGAAAATTGAGTCACATGATACTTCCGGTTATGCCTACTTCAGTATCCCATATGAGGGAGACTGGGTCGTGTCCTGCTATAATGGCAACCAGCAAAAAGCGTCCCAGACGGTTAATGCGCTCTATGATGATGTAGTCAGTGTGACTCTGAGCTATAGCCAGATTCCCGAATTTACCTTCACCGGCGACTACGACATCGTCAACGATGCAGGAGCGGCCATTTCCACCAGTCAGGGCAACTGGAACATCCGGCTCCTGACTTCCGGAAATCTGTCCTTCCAGGATTTGAGGAATGCGGCAAACGGCATCGACATTTTCCTCGTCGGCGGTGGCGGAGGCGGTTCAGCCGTAGGCTCCAACCCGCAGTACAGACACCCGTCTTACTACGGCAGCCCCGGCGGTGGTTCCGGCTATACAGCAACGCAGTCCGGTGTATCCGTTTCTACCGGTACAAGCTATGTTGCCACAATCGGAGCTGGCGGCGAAGTGCATGCTGATGGCGGAAATTCCAGTATTACCATCGGAGACTCGACTTACAGCGCAAATGGCGGTAAGTGCAGCACCTATAACGCTGCCGGCGGTGATGGAGGCTCGGGCGGCGCAGGCGGTGGTGAC